CAAGTTTGTCAATCGAGACCTCAATGCCGCTCTCAACATCCGAGATTGTATGATGCTTGACCACACGAATCAAAGGCCTGATATCCTTTGTAGGAGTTCTAAAGTCAAAGCGTTACCGAAAATGGTTGTTGGAAGAAAAATAAATTGTTGAGCGGCCTCTGCAAGTGTTCAACAAAGGGTGGAAGTTATACCATACATGATGTGGAAATGTTTTGTTGCATCTATCGGGTGTAACATTATTCAGTACACTGAGTGTAAGCATATCTATAAAATGTGTCTTGAATCCGCCGCTACTTACATTGAGGAACACCATTTTTTTGGTAAGTTTCACAACACACACATGACCTCCATACTTTTTGGCATCATCACGGTCGAAAGAAAACCAACACGGTTCTATTGAAGAAGCATCAAACTTTTCTTTCTTGTTGCCAAAGCCTTTATAGAGTGTAGTCCCCTTGGGCAATGCGAGAGTGAACAACTCCAACGATGAGGGCGATAGATCAAATATGAAATTCATGATAAATTGAGTACTTGTGTAGTCTTTATGTGTGTATTTCGGAAGCAAACATCAAGAGAAGAAGACTTTGATGTCTGAATTTAGCCGAGGATTCATTGGGGTTTGGAATCTTTTCAAATATGAAGACATACGAAGGTCATCCTCCAATGTGCAACTTCAGCATAAAAAGACCTAAAGACAGACAATGGCATGAGTGTACGGGAGTATGGACGATTTATTCACTGAGAGTGTTCGAAAGCCAATCAAGCTATATCGTGGTTCCGACACGTCCGACCCTATTCCTATTGGCAATGAGTCTTTATGGTTCACTCTTTCGGAAGCTGGAGCGCGAGTGTATGGCTCTCACGTCCATCAATACCACACGGTCGGAAATCTACGTCTTCTTGATATCACCCATCCGACGTTTCATCAAGACTTTATGTGTCGCGTGAACAACCATATTCGGGATCCTGTGCAAAAAGCTAACGCTCTCGTCCCACTTGGATTGCCAAGCTTTGAAGTGCAAATGAAGCAGTTTGGTCCGAGTATCGACGGTACATACGACGATTATTCACATCGAGACCGTCGTGAAAAGATCGAGCATGACGTTGCCTTCTTTGGAGGTCGACATAGGTACAGTCTCATCCGCGACGGCATTATGTATGACATGTATATGGTCAACGCGATGAAGCGCTTCTACCCAGGTCACGATGGGTACGTGTGTCGCGTGCCATGGCCGTCCTTTCATCACGGAGGTTCCCTGATACCCGAATGTTGTGTTTTTAACCCCGAGCGTCATGTGAAGGTCGTTTCTTCTAGTCGCGTTTTAAAAGCAGGGGGCAGGACTATGGATCCTGACCTCGTGTGGGTAAAGGGCAAGATGCTACAGTACGCACCCCCGCCCAAGCGTCCTCCTCGCCTCGTGAAAAAACAGGAGCCGGACGAGCTACCATTGGTGTTTGTTCGTGGCAAAATGAGTTAAGACTTGCGTTCTCTTGAACGGGAATGGAGCGGTACAAGGCATGCGTGCAAAACTTGCAGCGTTTGATATCGGGTTTGAGCACCACGAATGTGCGCTTCTTATATTTCCTCGCCAACGACCTTGTTAAGCCTCGGGTGACGGGTCGTATGAAAGAGATGAAAGTGGGAAAGCATGCTTTTTACGTCAGTCCGGGAATGTCTCAGAACACATGTTACGTGTATAAACGATCCGTGGTGAAATATATGTTGACCGTGCCTGATACAAACGACAATGTCGTGCAACGTTTGGTCCTTGATGACTCGGACAATGTATATCACGGTGATCATGTGACGTTTGGATGCATTGTCAACAAAAAACGTGACATCATCATCAAGACCCATATCACAAGGTATAGAAACGAGTCTTTGAATGATCATTTTGAAATCGATAGATCCGTACACGAGTGTAACTTCACATGGAAGGCCGACAAGCTCGAAAGTGCAAAGGTGTTTGCAAGTGTCAAGTGTGAGAAAATCAATGGTGGGTACACTCAAGACACGGTCAAGCATGTGTATGACGACGCGTTCCAGAGCGTTGTTTACAAGTTATCTATTATCACATGCGAGTCGACGACACCAAGTGCTCCTCTTCAAAGCGCCGGTGCTCCTAGTCAGCGCACGGGTGCTCCTCGAATAGTCTCGCCAAGTGACGTAGAACGCCCCGAGTTCAGTGTGTTTCTCGGATCCGAGTTTCTAAAGCGACTTCCTTATTTGCCCGAATTGGAAGATGTCAAGGTCATATTCGGGAAAGGTCGCATCATTGTGACGGCCGACTATCGCGCGTCAATGCGGTATGTTTACCATTTGGACGGGGTGATTACATTTCGTGCTTTTCGCGGATGGTACAGAGAGGCCCGTGGGCGCAGACCGGGAATACGTCAAGTCGAATGCTTGCAACGATTCAGGTCGGATGTAATTACCTTGATGAATGTGACATAAAAATGATTTTTCAATATGAAATTGTGTAAATCACATCCATAAAATGGTAAAGGAATATTTCTTCGAATACGAAGGATGGTTCAATAGCGTTTGCGATGCAAACAAATTCTATCTTCCACCTTTGCAAGAACCGAAAGTATCACCAGATGCAGGCGAAGCAGAAAAAGCGCTTGCGACAAAAGTAGCCGAAAGGGCACAATTCGAAAATCGCCTCATCTTTGTATCCATCACCGTGAAGAAACGAATCCTCGACAAAAAGACCGATATGATTGATGTATTGGCCAATGAGCTCATTGCCTTTGGCATCGAAGGATGGACAATCAAGAAACTGAAGCAGCGTGTCGAATTCGCGATTCCGGTCATGAAAACGCACGAAGCTCGCCGCGAATACGTAACCCGAATGATTGACTACTTGCACGATTGTGTCATACAAAAATGGGGGAAAGCGGTGGTGTTTGAAAAAGACACGCTTCAAGCGCTTTTGATGGAACGATTGAAGAAGCCCGAGTTTCGTCTCAAGGCGACGGTGTACCACGCAGAACGTCATGGAGCATCGGACACTTTGGATCTCATGAATTTGATCGATGCTCATTGGTCTTTGCGTTATTGATCGATTGTTCATTGACACAAGAAAATTGAAAGACATAAAGAGACATTACACTCAAAAGGGATCAGAATGAAAACCGTTTGGATACGCGCGGAAAATGATCCAAACTACGACGGAACACAAGACTGGCACCATACTTTCACTCTTTCTACCGAACGTATTGAATTGACAGATGATGAAAAAGATGACTTTATCGACATCTTGGAGGTCGAAATAAATGACGATGTCAATGAGTTCTACGTGGTGCTCCACTTTTTCGAAAACTACTTCAATGACACATTGGCGTTCGACAATTTAGCCGAAGCGACAAAGTCATTCTACGACAATATCTCCACTAGACAAGAGATCCGAAATGAGGATGAAATTCAAGTGATCGAGAAATCATACAATGGCGAAATTGCGTCGTCGATTTACGAGACTAGTTACAGCTACAATGAAAAGTACGTTTGGCCGGACAAAAGTACTCGATGGATTCTGAAGCGGTTTGATCTATCCGAGATAGAATGAACGATACTTTTGCGCGATAAAATGAAATTTAACACCTTTTTTCAGTGGCTTAAAGCCAAGGCATCAAATCGATAATGTTGAATTTTTCATCCTTCAATTATCTTGTCGGAATATAGTACAAATGATCAAGCTCAATATCAACTTTGATTTGAACATTGGAATGACCGTCACAGACGCATCCCCAAGGATCACACAAACCGACATGTTGAATAAAGACATGGAACTCGCGTTCACAAATGAGCGCGTTAACGTTGACGTAACAAATATAGGCCAATCCTTCGACAACGTCACAAACCCATACATCATTTCCGATACTCCCGGACACATCAACATCCAATTCGAGCAACAAGCCCCTGAGCACATCAATATCCTTCCGAGTGACAGTTGAACTGGTCTAAGTTTGCGCAAGCTTCTTGCCGGAATTGCGCGAGTGTGTCGTGTTGTATAGGGCCGGACCGCGCGATCCGGAACCATCCCCGAAAGGCGCGAAACGTTCTCGAGGCGTCCAAGTAAAACACGTGGCGCACAGGATCGATATAATCTGCGACAATAATGATATGTTTCTTTTTGAAAAAGACTTGCGCCGACTCGATGTCCAAGCCTTTTAAGAATTGAGTGCCTAAAAATGTCGAAAACTCCAGCCTCAAAAAGTCCGACTTGTTTTGCCGGTCCCGTCGTATATTTTTATTGTTACCACCACGAACGTCATATGACGTCATCATCAAGCGACAAAAGACGCGCATCATGGCTCGGAATGGCGGGTCATAAACGTCTCGCATGTATACGGGAACTTTTTTGATATTTTCACATCGTGCGCCTTCGACGTCTTGTGACGCATCAAAAACAAAATCACACGATTGCGCTTCTCGCACAAACACAAAGTCATCAGGTGTGGAATCAGTGTATTTTGTGACGTGGCTCTTGACAATTGTGTCTTTATTTTGATTCGTTATGATCCCGAATGTCAAATGATCGCCGTGATATATGTCGTCGCTCGATGTCTGGATGTCTCGCGTCTTGAAACGTCGTATGATGTTGACTGTGGCACCAGTGTCCGGTTTGATGGCATCGACCATGTATTGGATCATGCTCTTTTGGTACGAATAGTAATAGTTGTTTGACGTGAAACCCGGCGAGACATAAAAGGTTTCTTTGTCGATCTTTAACTCCTTCAACTTGCCAATCAACTTTGGGTGCGCGAGATCTCCCGCCAAGAAGAACAAGAATTGTACTTTGGAATCGTTTAGTCGTGCAATCGCGCTTTCGAAGTTCTTTTTGTATTGTTGATACATGCTTTGTCTTTGTATATACATGTTCAAGCCGTTTTGTAGCGCACGGGTTTTCACTCGACATTTTCACAAGTATTAGGTTGCTCATCGATGATCTCTTGTGAAGAGTATCGCGGTGCCAAGCCAGTTGTAAAGTCGTCATATGCCGCCTTCATTTGTCCCACTGCCACCTCTGGCTCCATCATACCGCATCCGGTGCAAAGGCCACACAATACGATGTGATAGATGTCGTGGCGGTGAACGGCGGCAATTTGTAGAATCGCGTACATGGCGTGATACGCATTGTGGGTGTCTCGCACGTCTTGCGGTGTCCACATGGTGGGCGCAGAGATTAGGTAAACGCCCTCCTTTTCAGTTGGTACAACCTCCGCCTCTCCGATGGGAAGATAGGGGCGCCCTAGGCACGTCTTGTGGCCACGCGCCTCGTATGCGGCTATGACACGCGCTTCGATTCCCGGGAACATCACCCTCGACAACATGTAATCGATGCCGCCGTCCATGAGACCAAAGCTGTTGGCCGGACTGACGAATGCAGTACCCGGGACGAGTGGGATGTCCTTGACATCCGTCCATGGGCGCATTTCGACGCCTGTCCACCCGAGCTTGCGCGCGGCGTCGATCAGAGAGCCGTGTAGGTCTATCAAAGTGATTTGCATTGATGTACGTGTGGGATTTCTACCGAGCCAACGAACGCGTCATGAAGCATTCATTTTTCTGATGGCCAAACAAAAATGCCTTAAGGGCAAGTGTATGGATACAAAGCAAATGGATGTATTTGAGCCGGTTGTAAATCAAGCTATAGTGGATATGTTTTGCATCAAAATGGCCAAGGGAACGTCGTTGTACAAGGGATTTCTGAATATTGAAGACAAGGTCGACATCAGTTCGGATGAGTTATGTTGGTTTGCGTTGGATGGCAAAGAACCACTCAAGTACGGAAATATTGTTCGAAAGGTCAAGACCAACAAACCCATACTACTCGTCAACATCACAAGCGGCTTGTTCAAATCGCATTTTTCAGACATGCTGAACCTCATGGGTGCAGATGACCGTGACGATGTTTTGGCAGCACTCGGTGTTGCTACAAATGTTGACAAGCAACTCGCGAGTCGAATCTCCGAAATATATGGAAAATACGTTCATGGATATGCACAACCGTTTGATGTCCCTTCTTGTTGGCACAATCGATTTCCTCGAGAGGTTTGCTTATTTCAAATGGGAAAAAACAAGCTTGTGACACGCGATGCATCGAGTGGCGGTGGATACTTGTCACAACGCGAATGAAGATTTGGCCTAAGAACTAATCACCTTTAAAAGAAATGCACTTTCTCTACATCATTCACGATGCCGCTGGCAACACTTACAACGGTTATACGGTCGACCTCACCCGACGCTTGCGCCAACACAATAAAGAAATAAAGGGCGGCGCCAAGTACACGACGAGCCGCGTCAAAGGCCCTGGGCATTGGAAGTACTTGATCACGTGGACGAGTCCCGAGTTTACATACGAAAAGGCGTTGAGCATGGAATGGAGCGTCAAGTACCCGACGAACCGACGCCCGAGACCCCGCACACTTAACGGACCCCGTGGACGTCTCGAGTCGCTTCCTTTGGTGTTTTCAAACCCAAAGTTCCAGGGACTGTCGTTTGACGTCACACCACAAGCGGTCGAGTACGCGGATCTTATGGCGAGTCTTCTGGCTCCATTTCAAACGTGTCGTGTAACAACGGCGAGCTAGCGGGCGTCGATCACATCACACAACGCATGTTGCACCGTACGCCATACGGGTTCCTTCACTTGAAACACAAAGTCGGGTCCAGATCGGTCCATACGCGTTGTGACGCTCCAACCACCGTCTTCGTTTTTCACACACACCAACATGATGCGTCTTACGCCCATACCATTCAATAGACGCGACGTTCGAGCGGTGACCGTTGACGTCGTGGCGTTTTTCTTCTTGCTATCTTGAGTGCCGATCAAGTCATACCGGGCCCGCTCCTTGAAAGGGATGCAACACAGGTCGAGCGCGGTATGATTGTACTCGAGAAACCGCTCAAAGTGACTATTGTCGGTTCCCAAGTGAAAGTCCTCCGGTAGACGAACGACGACTTCGTCTCGATGCGCTACCCCTACGTCGAAATATGAGGGAACGTATAGACTCAAGCCGACGTGAAATGGCGTCATGGCATCTCGTTCGTCATATTCGAACGTGTAAGAGTCAGCCAACACTGCCTTGTGGCCGGCGCCATCTTGTTTGCATTTCGGAAACACAAACGTCACGCTCGTCGACCGTGGGTCTACGACTTGATACATGCCCATGGGAAAAAGTCTGTCGTTTCTAATGAAATGGAGTCGTGTTGCATCGACGGGTCGTTGAGCAAACTCTTGTGTTTTCTTGTTGTATTGGACCACGTGTACCACTACGTCAGATTGCGTCGCATTGTGTTCTCCATACTCTTTGTACCAATGAAAAGCCATTGGAAAGTCAAAGCGAATCATACTACTTTACATCGGAGAACGTTTTTTCGCCCGCGCACCGCAAAGTGCGCAACACCACCATAGCACCTTGCGGATCGTTGTTGAGCATCGAGTCACATACCGTGTGAAAGACATCTCGTATTTGTGGACGTAGATTCACCAAATCTTCACTCAAGTCCCTGAACGTCACACAACAAAGGTGGATGACGCGTGAGCTAACGTCCCGGCCGAGGATGCAATCGTTCACAAGCCGTTCCAACGTCTCGAAACGTTTTTGCAACACTGCCGCATTGACAACGACGCGCGGAGAATTGAAATATCCTACGTTTGCAGTTTGGATTCTTGCATCGGTTTTTGATCCAAAAGGAAACAAACAAAACATGGTTGTGTGAAACTTTATGAAAACGTTCATTTTTCACGTGAGAAAGTGTAAATGAGCTTCAATGATGCATCTCAATGATCGAGTATTTGCTACCGTCATCAATCAAAAGTTCATATCAAGTCGAGACAAACACAAGTGTCCTAAATTATGGGCTAGTAAATTTTACCGAATCTTGAATACGATGATGCGGCAAACGAATATCCAAAAGCAATACGAGCTCTTTCCTCATGCGGTGGTTTTCATCAAGCTCTACATCGAATACTTCTTCGAGTATGGGATCTATCGAAATGATATTCAAGCACTCAAGATATTTCGCGGAATAACGAAAGAGTTCGACTTTCAAGGGAGTACCATCGACGACTTTGGATTCATTTCCATGACCGGAACTCTTTCGGTAGCCGAAGACTTTGCAAAGCGAGATGGTATCATACTCGAATTCAAGACCAATCATTTACCGAAAGATGTGCCAATAGTGTACATAACAAAAGACGTAGTTCCATATTCGAATGAAGATGAGTACGTGTTATTGCCTGGAAAAATCACCTTTATAGAAAATGACAAGAGTGCGATATATTCGATGAATAATGATATGATACGCAAGTACATGTCAATGAATACGTCGAGCAAAAAGGCCAAAGGCGGCGGGAAACGATGCCACTTGACTTCGTATTTCATCGACGATGCGAAAATCGATTTTAGACACAAAATCCTCGTTTGGTATCGGGCCATCGAGAGAAGACCCGTGGACGTATTGGGTCATTTGAGGCTGCCCAAGACCAACAAAAAAATCAACGAAGAATACGTCCGCGCCGTGAACGACATCGATCGCGAATATGAAAGATTGCCACACTTTATTCCCGAGTTTCAAGACCTTCGGGCCATCTTTCAATCATCTACGACATCAGACGAAGAGAAAGACGACGCATCGAGGCGGATGCTGTCATATAGTGCTCACATGGCCGTGTATTGCAAAGACACCGACACTATTTTGACGTTCCATTCAGGAATCCCCAAGGAATTCTTTGCAGAATTGTTTGACATGAAGCGAATTCCCGAAGTCGAAAAGGCGATAAAAGAAACGATCAAGAAATATTGGTTCAAGTACCGATGATTCATTCAATTCATTTTAAGACCAATCTCTCGAAGGCGGTTGTCGAGAAACTCGCGTGCCGTCACCCCTCCCTCCGCGACACACACCTCGCCTCGAGGATGCACAAAGAACGGCACCGAGTACCTGCTTGTGCTGCGCAACTCTCGAGACGCCGGGTTGATCACGCGGTGCGTGGTGCTCTTTAGACGACCATCGGTCAAGCTTTGCATCATGTCGCCAATGTTGACGACGATGGTGCCCTCCTCTGGATTCACGGCCAACCACTCGCCTTCGCGAGTTTGTACTTGTAGACCTTCGGCGGATGCGCCGACCAACAAGGTGATCAAGTTGATATCCTCGTGTGCCGTCGCCCGAACCGCGTCGCTCGCACCACCGTCCTCGACGATCGGTGGGTAGTGGATGCATCGCAAGATGGAATCACCGTTGCTCACCATGTCGCAAAAGTGGTCGCGTGGTAGACACATGTATTCGGCGATGGCCTCGAGCAACACCATACCGGTCGCCTTGAACTCAAAATACGCCGTATCCAACACCGCGTTCAAATCAGCAACCTCCGATGGTACAATGTTGTCGTTTCTTCCGAATTGGAAAAACTCCTTCAAGTCAGCCACAGCAGTACCCTTTGCGCGTTCGCGTCCTTGGCGAGTGTACCCGCGTTGGCCCGCCATCGACGCCACTTCGTACTCTTTCTTCTTTTCGAGGGGTAATGCGAACAACGTACGCACACCTGTGTATAGATCTTGGATCGTCTTGATACCGATGCCGTGGTTTTTTACGACAACGAATCCCACATCTGTGAACGCGCCGCCGAGCTCTCGCAAAAAGTTGGCCTTGTCGATAAAGTAATCCTTCAAGTCGATGATGGGGATAGTCATGATAACTCGTTTGTGCTGAGGAGTGTAATTAGCATGGTTCCATTTTTTATACTGTTTATTTCAATCGGATGTCGATGTCGGGGCCGAATTCTTCTTTGAGGGCCGCACGCGTCTCTTCCAACTCGGTAAAAATAGGCGTCGATGGCATGATGTCAATATACTTGACTCCCAAGGCACGTGTGAACTCGACATTAGGTTCGATGGAACCCATGAGCTCGAGGCGAATCTTTTGCAACATGTATACCACCCCATAATCGGGATTTGAGTTGTACAAGACCTTGAGTCCGTCACCTGCAAGAGCAGAGGCGATGAGATCACTGGGAGTGTCTTGACTGATCATGACAATCGTTTCAACCGGGGTGTCGATCAAGGACACCATCTT